TTAATTCTGCAATTCTAGCCTTGAGTGTTTCTAGCTCTGATTTTAAAAATGCAATCTCCGTGTTCTGTTTTGTAATTTGTTCGCTTTTGCTTTTTAAGCCTTTGGCGTTACTAACAATCACGTCAGGTGACTCAACCACAAAGTCTTCGCCTATCGTGCAGCTTGATTTTTGAATCACGAGTTCAGTTTCGTAGGTGTCAAAGGGAACTTTATCTCCTAAAATAAAACTCATTTTTGGTGTAACACTTTGACAGCTTGAATATTCCTTGCGGATAAATACAGCGTTATTCTCAAGCATTGCAGCAAGAGCTGGTAAGGTTTTATCTGCGCCATCAAGCGGAATATTAATCGCAATGTGAGTAGCGTTGTTGGTTTCAATTAAAGCAAACATAGTAAATCTCCAAGTTTAGTTTTGTGTAACAAAGTCATCAAGCGGACGCAATCTAAGTCCGCGTATTTTCCACTGGTAAACGCGCCGCTGTACATTGGCGTTAAATTACCTCGTAAAACACCTCATTTAATAGTTTGGGTGTTGGTGTTCATTGTTGTTTCCTATCTAACCAATAATGAATAAACTCAGGCGGGTTTAAGCCTAAACAATGGCTGGCTTGCACTTGCTTCTTTTCGCATCTGGTGCAAGTTCTGAGCTTGACTTCTGATTGAAAAGTGTCTGAATACTCGAAAACTTGGTCATAATACGACAAAATTTCAACGGAAAACCGCCAGTCGTGGATTCCCAATTTGCAGAGTATACTCATGTTATTTCACCTCATAAGTTTTATGACAACCACCAAACAACAAATCATGGTGATTAAAATTGAAGACAATACCAATTCATCGTCCGTCATAATTTAGCCCTTCAACTCGAAATATAAGCCGCTGCAATTAGTAAAGCGAAAACCCCTAACCCATGGTGCACATTTTATTGTTTTTTCAACAACATCACGGATTAAGACATTACTTTTTATTACAAGTATTTCATTATTACAAGAATAAGTTTCATCGGTTAAATTCTTTATAACCCACTCTTCACAGTCAATCCTAAATTTCTCGAATTCATCATTGGTAATTCCGCCAAGTTTATTTATAAGCCAGTTTTTCATTTCATTTTTCCTCAGTTATCAAATGCTTTTTATCAGGACACACACCGTACCCTATTGGTTTTTGGTCTTTTGATAGATGCCACGGGTAATACTTGCGACAAGTACCGCAATGAAACTCGTAAGTGCTGCGCAATGGCGTTACTGTGTCGCTGCAAATGTGGCAGTATTTCATTGTCTAGCCGCCTCCCAAGCCGCTTGACCGTGTTTATCATAGTGCCCAGCTAACCAAGCACCCCATTGGTGTATCTCACCGTGTTTACTGTAAGGGCACTTGGTACCAGGTAACGCCTTCGCACCTTCAGCAATGGCGCAATGTGACTCCCATTTCAAATTATCGTTTAAAGCGTTCATCATCTTTCCCCAGTGTACCTAGCATCATGGATTTACTCTGAAACACATGGAATTTGTTTCCACCGTTGTAAACATGCCACTCGAACGATGACGGGTTGTAATCAATCCTGACGTTCTTAAAGCGTTTGCGGAGTTGATTTAGTTCGTCTTGTGTCGGGTGTGGTTCACGGAAATTACTAACTTCTACAATTTTACCACCTGCCTTTTTAAACGCTTCCACATCAGCATTTAACTGCCGTCTAATCGCGTCTTTATTTTCAATCTCGGTGCGGACTGATAATCTAGCGTATAAACTGTTCATTGTTTCACCCTGTAACAAAGCGCCATTAACTCGACTCTCGACTTAGCCACATACTCGTAACCATTGAACTTTGCGTAATATAGGCCGCCAGTGTAAGGCTTTATAAGCATACTATTTCCTCCTTCACGAACACACCGTTGGGTAACAATTCACCCTTACGGTCTTTGATTATGTTGTAAGCGTGCTCGATGCAGTCGTCTAACTTTAACCCTTCGGTTGCAGCAATGTAACTCAATAAATCAGGTACTTTGCCTGACACAATATCAGCAGTGTGCATTTCGGTAAGCATCATCACCATGGATTCAAGAATATCTAACGCATCATAACACTGAGCGTGTTTTGCTAAGTCACCTGCAATGTAATAGCACACCATTACATCACCGATGGCATCGCAGACCGACTCGGTGTCGTGTTTGATAAGTGCGTCTGCCAGTTCGCCTAACTCACTGACGGCTTTCAAGCATTGAATGCGCGTGGTGCTATTAGGTATTATCTTGCGGTCTTTCGCCCATTGAATTATTAAGTCTTTCATTTATTGTGCCTCATTGGTTGGTTTACATAATAGTATTACACGGTATTACATTCGTCAACTTTTATTTTCACGATATTTTTTAATTGCATTTCTCAAACCTTGTTGCGTTTGGGCTTTGTCGTCAAGTGCCATTGCTTGTGCCTGGTCAAGGGTATCAGCCATCAGAATGCGGTGACACTTGATAGGTACACCCGCACCCTGCCGCCTCAATCGGGCATTGAATTGCTCGTAAAGGTCAAGGCTCCAGTTAAGGCCGAACCAAGTGAGTATATGCCCAGTTTTCTGTAACCCGTCAATGCCGTGGCCCATACTAGCAGGGTGCCCTATCATTAGCGCGCAGTCACCTGTCTGCCATCGGTGCATTGCGTTGACCAATGATGCTTCGGTCTTACACTCGGTTAGGTTGATGGGTCGAAGGTGTTTAAACCGCTCCATGATGCGTTGGGCATCACTGCGGTACGAGTAAGCACACAGCACAGGACTACCTTGGGCTTCATCGACTATTTCTTCCAAAGCGTCAAGTTTAAGGTCGTGGATTGCTTCCCACATAGGCAAGCCTGGCATTGGGTACATGCAGCCGTTGCTGAACTGCAAGCACTTGTTAGTCAAACTCGCTTGGTTGAACACTTCAACAGTAGCACCACTGTCTAGTTGCAGGAAAAACTCTTTTTCCATTTTGTCGTACATGGCGCGAAGTGCATGCGGCATTACGATTTCGATGTTGTTCACAATCAAATCAGGTAATGGGTTGTAATCCTCGGCTGACATCTCAAGGGTAATATCACCTATAAGCTCCTTAATACGGCTTTCGGTGTCGTCATAGGGTATCTCTTTGAATGGACCAGCTTTGTAATAAAACCGCTGCCTGAATGCTGTTTTCGAAGTGCCCAGCCTAGCGCCACCGTCCACCACCAGATATTGACCATGCAGGTCTTTGTAACCGTTGCTGGCAGGTGTACCAGTTAAACCAGTTATCCACTTCATAGCAGGTAATATTTTGCGAACCGACTTAACCCGCTGAGTGTTTGAGTTTTTGCACTTACTGATTTCGTCCCAGACAATACCGTTAAACGGTAACGGCTTGTCTTTACTCACGAAATAGGTGTTCAGTGTCTCGGCCAACCACCCCAAGTTTTCATAGTTCACCAGGTAAACATTAGCCGGTTTCAGCAGTGCGCGGGTGCGTTGGTCGCGGGTACCTGTCAACATGCTGAATGTTAGGTTCTTGGTATGCTCCCATTTCGCGGCCTCCTGCTTCCACACAAGCCGAATAACGCGAATAGGTGCAACGATAATCACAGCATCCAAGAACCCAGTGTTTAACAGATGGGCGATACTCGTCAAAGTGATTACCGTTTTACCCAGCCCCATATCCAGCCACATCATCGTAGCGGCATGGGTACATTGATGGTTTACGGCCTTCTTCTGGTACAGGTGCAGCTTGTCGGGCGTTAGCATTGGTCAACCATCCGTTGTATAGTCACCAATCCTTCGGTGACATTATCTATAACGAAAACAGGGCAACCTCTGCTAGTGAGTTTCAACGCTTCGCGCTCCTGTAATGGGGTAGGCTTTTTACCCAGTTGTTTAAACTCGATGAAAAACACCCCACCGTTGGGCAACACGAACATTCGGTCAGGCACTCCAGCATTACCAGGGCTTACGAACTTGTAGCACAACAAGCCCTTAACCTTGGCAAAATCACACACCTTCTTTTCGATTTGTTTCTCTAGCATTTTCAAATTCCAACAATAATTCAATAAAGTGTTTGGCTTTTTCCAGGTCTTTGATTCCGCCTTTATCGCGCCAGCGAGTTACATACTTGATAACGCTGCCTTCAATGAAGGGTATACCATTTCGGTGGATATACTCGACCGGTTGAATCGCTAACTTTGAATAATGATTACCACCTACCTGATTTTTTAACGCAGTATCAGACATAATTTTTCGACCTCTTGAATGTAGTATTCGTAATCAATCGGTGTAACGGCATCTTTAATATCATTG